TCACTATGGTTGGTGCATCATCGTCACCTTCCAAGAAGTAAGCCGTTTTGAGATTTTGAGATTTGAATTGCTTGTTGATAGTTTCAGCAATCACCCCACCGAGTTCATCGGTGAGTTCCATTTTGTTTTTTGCCATGATTGACTCCTATTAGTTGAATAGGTCGTCAAATGCGTCTTCAACTTCTGTCTTTGTTACTGTTTGCTTTGGGGCTTCAGCTGGCTTCTTGTATTCAACTTCTTCACTTTGTGATTCAGCTTCACCCAACCAAGACTGAAGATATGACTTTAGCTCTTGATATGTTGGTTCTGGATAAAGTTCTGTGATTGAAGGTTGTTCCTTAATCTTCTCGATAACGTCAGGATTGTCTGTTGCCGGTGTTTGCTTTGGCTTGATACGGATTGTTGTTTCTGCAAAGTTCTTACCAGCTTCTTCTGCCGACTTTACAGTTACTACAACATCACGACCTTCCTTCAGATCTGTAATATCACCGTAGTCAGGATCTGCGATAAAGGAAAGGATTTCTTGGTAAAGTTGCTTACCGAATCCCCAAAACTTTACACCTTCATTTTCTTGACCACGAACGATAACAGGAACATATGTTCGCATCTTTGGTTCCAACTTACGGCCCATCAACCAATCTTCCTTTGAACCTGTTTGCTTCAACTTCTCTGCAAACTCAACGATTGGGTCAGGACGACCAAATGACTGTGGTGAAACTACGGACTTCTTAATAAGATTGTAGTGGAAGAACAACTCGATGAAAGGATTTTCTCGGTTGTGTGCATAAGGAACAATTCGGATTTGGTGTTCGCCTGGTTCTGGCTTCCAAATATTTGAAGTGCGGTTGTTCGCATTCTTCAGATTGTTCAAACGGTTGCGGATAGCATCAAGATTGATTGCCATATAGGTACTCCTAAAAGTTAAATGATAATTGTGAACTGATAACTGTTATCAGGTCAATTGTTAGTTTGTAATACTAATATACGAAATTAAATGTCAATAGTCAATAGGTGTTGATAAAAACCCAAAAGGGTCAGGGAATTAACCCCGACCCTTTGGATTCTTATCGTCTGTGGTTCCTCTCTTTTGACGAGAGGCAATCCACTTTTCAAGTATAATCTTCTGTTCAGGTGTAAGAATTTCTTTGAGTGAGTTTAGGAATTGTGTATCACACCCTTGTAGACATTCACGAACCTTTTCTCTTGGAAGTGCTTTTAGTCTTTCTTGTGTTGATTTCTTGAGTTGAGCCAATTCACGTCTTGCGACTTCTTTTGTGATTGTACCGGCCTTTACTGCATCCTTGATTTTCTTCTCTTCTATTCTTGCGTTCATAAGAATTTCACGTTCAGCTGTCTTGAGTGTTTCGATACAAGATTGTGTACATTGTTTGTGTTGTACAAGTAATCTTTCTACGAGTGGTTTTTGTTCTGGTGTGAGATTTAAAAGACGAAGTAGGTCAGCAAATGGACTTGGTGTAACCTTCTTACCGTTATCTGGCTTTGGTCTTTCCGCCACTTGTTCTGATACGGTTCCATCTGGATTAGCAACCATCGTTGTATAAATCGCATCTGGCTCTGTTGGACCTGTTTCTGTATTTGAGCAACCGACGATTGACATAAGTCCAAGAACTGTGATGAGTGAAAGTAGTGTTGTCTTCATATTATCTCCTTTGATAGAATTGTTTTTACAGGAATCCTAATCTACGAAAAAAGTTACAGATTTCCAAAATTATTTTTGAAATTCTTTTAAAGATTCCCGAACAAGTCTTTTTATTAGACTTCTGAATTGTTCTTCCGTCTTTTCTTTTGGTTTTTCTTCTGGCTTTGGTTCTTCCTTTGGTTTTTCTTCTGGCTTTGGTTCTTCCTTTGGTTTTTCTTCCGGCTTTGGAGTTTCTTTAGGTTTCTCATCTGGTTTCGGTTCTTCCTTTGGTTTTTCTTCCGGCTTTGGAGTTTCTTTAGGTTTCTCATCTGGTTTCGGTTCTTCCTTTGGTTTTTCTTCTGGCTTCTCTTCTGGAGATGGTTCTTCTTGACCAACTGAAGATTCCAATGAAGAATTTAGATTTGAGTTCAGACCGTCACTAAAATTATCAAGACTATCTTCCATTTGGGAAAACATTTCACGTTCTTCGTCTGTTAGTTTACCGTTTATCATTCTTTCAATTTTAGAGAGAACACGGTTTACATCTCCAATTCTTTTATCAGATTCTTCTGGTTTTGTTGGTTGTGATGAGAGGAATGCGAGTGTTTTATACAATGCCTTGATAGGACCGTTGTTGTAAAATCTTTCTGAAATACCGAGGAGTTGTTCTTTTTTATCCGAATAAGTTTCATTGGAGGCAAACCCTCTCAACATCTTATTGATTCCCTTATTTCCTAATTTTGGAAAGGCTATTGGCAACATACCACGTTGTTTTTCAACAACCATAGCCAAATCAATAAATACCATTAGTGATGTTGCGTTTCCAGTTGAAAGTAATGTTGCTTCGTTTATACGTTTCATAATTTCCTCTTATGGTATCGGTGTTATCATACCCTTCGATTTATCAAGGTAGACACTTATACTTGTTTTTTTGTTGAAGAAGTGAAGTTTATTACCATATGGTTTCTTGTATTCATACCCAAGTTTTTTTAGAGTCTGAACAATTTCCTGTTCTTTGTATTTGGAGACATCAATTGTGCTATTAGGCAACATTGAAATATCTTTTAGTTGTTTACTAATATCAGAGAACACACCCTCAAATCCTTCGGCTTCACGAATGGAAGCGAATTCTTTTCGGATTGACTCTATAATTTCGTTTGTTTCTTTTATAAGTTGAATTTCATTCATAATAATACTCTAAACAGAAAACACCATATAACATAAATATAAGGTGGTTGGATTTTTATATTGAATAGACTCGTATCAATTCAATCTTGATTATCTTCAGTCCTTCTGGCTTCTTCAACATCATAGTATCTCTGTAAGTTTCCCACTCTATTGGGTATGTCTTATCGAGAACTCCGTTATTCAAATTCATAATCAACTCATTGAGTGCGTTGATAGTATAAATTGTATTACTTTCCTTTTTACGATGAACCAAAATTGAACCTGGTAAAAAGTCTTTATGTGAATCTAAAAGAACGTTGTAAGATAGGATAAGTTCATTTACCAAGTCTTGTGATTTCAAAAGAAATACTTTGTTATTCAGAACTCTGAACTCATTTTTTATATCATCTAATTTTTCATCTATCTCATATTTTTTCACAAAGGTGCATACTAATTGTGTCTTCAATACCTCTCTCTCGTTTGTTCCCGAATATTTTCCATTACTGCCTTTACGATTTGCGGGTTATCAATCTTGCGATTCAAAACCTCTAAAAGTTCATACATATGCGATTCGTTTTCTAAATCAATTATTCCCGATGGTATCTTCTTTGACCATTCATTTACAATATCTTCTATAATGTCTATCATTTGAATATTCCTATAATAGTATATGACTATAAATATGGAGTTATACTACCAAAATCACTACCAATAGAGCATTTAGTCGTCATATCATCTGTTTCAAATGCACGTTTTAGTTGTGGTATCAATTCTCTTTCATCGGGTGGAACGTCAAATATGAACGCATCATACAGATACATACACAATACCGTTCTTTTGTCCTGTAATAGAGGTAGAATCGTTTTTAATTTACGGACATTGTATTCAGTCTCTAATGATTGTAGAAAGTAATTGAACACCTTATTTGGTGTTGCATTTTCTATTTCACGGAATCTCTTATGGTAAAAATATGATTCAGTATATTCCTTATCAACATACTCTTGATACAACTCATCAATCATTGCCTGAACTCTTTGGAAGAACGGATGTTGTATGAATTGGTCTGTAATTGTTCCATATATGTTTTGGAATACTCTCGACTTTACTTCATCATACGGAATATCAAGTCCCAACTCTTCTTTTATTTCTTCGTATGGATGTTTGGTAAACTTATAATCAAGAATTTTTGCCAGTAGTTTGATGTGAAAAGCATCATAGTCAAACTGAACTATCTTCCCGTTTTCAAATCTAGAATGAATCTTATTACGTGTACCATCATTTTTATTCAAAGCAGAGAAGTTGAAGTTGTTCCATGAATTACTTGGACGAGAAGTCGCGGTGTACCACATATAGTTTTGTTTCTTCATTTCGTCACCAACAGGAATTTCATTCGACTCTATAAACTTGAATGTATTTATAAAGTCTTCACAGTAGTCTATACATTCTTTGGAAATCTTTTCCGGTTTATAGTATGGGAGAGTAAAAAGAATGATATTCTCGGCAAACTCAATCAACTTTGATAGTGGAATTATCTTGGTCAACTTCTTTGAAGTGTAATATCGAGAGTAAAAATTCTCCATCACGCTTGTGTAGAATTCTTGTATATTTGCATGATCGTGAATATAGTAATGAAGATATGAGTTTAGGTCAATACCGCTATCAAAACCATGATATAACATACCTTTCTTATTTAGAACAAGTGAATTTGGATGAAACTTTATTGATTCTAATGTTTTTTCAGAAATACGTGAATCAGGATGTGTAAAGTTTACTAATTCGGTTGTTCCGTCAGTAAAGTACAAATATAATCCAACTACCTCCGATTCTGATGAATGGAAGTTATTGTTTGAAAAGAATGGAATACAGATACATGGGGTATCTTGATACATATTTTAGAACGCGTTGTTTGTGTTGTAAATAGAAAACTCTCTAACATTAGTCAGAACTTTCCTCAATATAGGAAATTTTTTCGAGAATCTATCAATAATTCTTCTGTTTGTATTTACAACGCCAGGTACTTTTATAATACCATTCTCAACTATATCAAATTCAGGACCTTCTATTTTCCAAGGTATTTCTGAAAGGACATATAAATACTGATTTATACCATCGTTTGACAAATCATATGTATCTGCTTGGATTTTATCTATTTCTATCGGTGATTTTGAAGAGAGTTCATTTCTCTTGAATAGAAAATATCGAGTCATAAGACCATTTGATTTTTCACTCGAAGTTGGTTCACGAATAACTGCAACTGGAGATGTGAATCTATAATACTTTGTTGGTCCATAAACTTCTCTTTTTTCCCCATTTACTTTTCTATAATACTTCATGTCAATATACTTGAAGTAAGATTCTTCTTTATTACGGAAACGAACTAGTTTTCTTGATTTAGTTGGATGCCAAGATTGCTCAGAAAAAATTTCGTTGGTTGATTCATAGATATGAAAAAATCCAGAGTAATTTTCCCATGTATCTAATATCATCCACTCACCACCTCTGGTGTATAGTCCTTCTATTATTTCATTTGGGGTATAATATATTTTTTTACGAGTAGCCATTTTACACCTATTGTTGTAGTTTTGATGGATCTATTCTTGCCTTTGTGTTCAAAGTAGTTTCCCAAACACCGTTTTGAATAGTGTGACCAATTTTAGTAACAACAAATACCATACCTTCTTGATTATATCTAGATGGTATAAGATTTGTCTGTATGACATCACCAAACTTAAAACCATCTATACCATCAATAGTCAATGAAAAATCTATCGGATACAAAACTTTAGTTAGCCAATGACTACTTTCATTTGCAGGAGATGTCCTCTTATATCTTGCATAATTTCCCTTTAGACCCGTTGTGAACTGAGGACCAGCTCCGTTTGTTAAGAAGCCGTCTTTCGATTTTTGAATACCATTATATGCAGCAGTAAATTCATCCGGTACACCTTTAGCCGAATATGATACATCACCACCAACTCTACCATCACCTCTCGCCTGCGTGTATGCTGCGGCGGCGGATGCTGCAGGTGGTTTACAACTTATACTAACGGATTTTAGAATAGGTTTTGCAATAGTAGCCGTAAAAGGAAATGGTGTAACTTTATCTATTACTTCAGACGCAATATTGGTATCTTCTATTGCAAGTATAGCCTTAGTACCGCCCTTTCCACCTTTAGGCGGGTCTATCAGTTGAGTAGCCAATTGATACATTTCACCCGATGCAAAGTTAACTTCTTGTATTAGTTTATCAAAAAATCCAGTTAGATTTTTATATTCTATACTTGTTTGGTTTTCTTTTACAAATGAACGATACGTTTCTATAACGGCTGTGGTTGATATTAGAATGTTTCCAATATCAATCAATGTTTCATTTTTCAAAAATCCAGAACCAGCATATGGTTTGAAATCACCATACGTTCCCATCTCATCGTCTGGGAAAAATACACGTTCTGGTGCAGATGATGCTATGTCTGGCAAATGTTTTGTTGTGTTTCCAAAACATTGGACCGTAAACAAACTCGCACCGAGGGGAGACGTATCTAATATCAGATTTACAAATTGAGTCAAATCTCCAAGTTTTACAAAATATACGGGTTGAGTTACTGGTGCCGGTGCTTTTGCACCATAAGGACCTTCTCCTTGATTTTGGTTTGCAGCTGTTGCTTGTCCTGATGCCTTCGCAGCTGCGGCAGACGTTCCTGCCGATTCTGCTTGTTTTACCAAATCATTTTCACCAGCACTTCCTGGACTGGTTCCAAAAGTTGATCGATATTCTTCTCTTAGTCTGTTTCGTCTATCATTGCTGATTTTAGTCAAGTAAGCGTCATAAGCTCCTGCGTCTCCTTTTTTATCGACCCCATTCTCTCTCCAAACAAATTCAGTTTGTCCTGATGCTTTTGCCTTTTCAAATCCCACACGTGCTTCTTTTTCACCTTGTATGCCAGTTGCAAACTTCTTTACCAAATCATTCTTTTTATTTTGTGTTTCTTTATTACTTTCATAGTCTGCTTTTTTTTGTTTATCTGCATCAGATAATTGATCATCGGGTACATCTGCCAAACTCATTGGCATACCAATTACATAGTAATCAAATTTTTGGGAACCACCAACTTCAGATTTCGTGTAATACTTTGTTGTTCCAGTATTTACACTCTTGTTTTGTAATCCACCCAATAACTTCACATCAGACTCAAGAATACCAGCTAAATCACCATCCGGTATTGGTTGCCCGAGTGGATCTTCTTTTGGGTCATTTGTTTCTTTGTTTGTCTGTTCACCAGAAACACCTATTGCAATAGTTGCCTTTGAAACAATACTACACTTCGCGGTTATAGATAAATCGTTATTTACACTCCAATCGAAATTGTAAATTATACCGGTTAGTTCACCGTTATTTGGACCACCATCTCTAACAGACCACCCATACTTTATAGTAACTTCTTTTCCTGGTTTGAAGAAGGCATTTTCTAAACCTTCCATTGCAAATCCAGAAGAAGAAATATCAGGATAGACAGTAAAGGTGAATGAACCTTTTAGAAGAGAACCAATAGTTCCTTCATTTGATAATTCAATAGATTGGAGTAATGGATATTTAGGTTGATTTCTAGTTGAATCATACAGAGTTAGATTTCCACCTCTATCTGACATAACTCTTGTACCAGACCCACCAAGCGTTATTCCCCCAGCACGCACTATTGCATATGCCGTTTTTCCATAAGACCATAAAAGTCTTTCAGCTTCTGGGAACCCTTTTGTACCGGGTACTACTCGTTGCGACCTAACTCGTGATCCATAAAAATCACCTCGCTTATTTAGTTCACCAGAAACATCGCCCGAAACTTGTCTGTAAAACGGGTTGTATTTTCCAGATGCATCAGATGCCATAACTATCGCCTTTCATTCAAATCTTTTATAAGTTTTGATATAGGTTGGTATTCATCATAATACGGTATTCGTATTATCATACCGGGAGGAACTACCAATGTTCCATGTCCTATTCCGTTTGCTTTTGCAATTACGTGCCAAAAAACTTCATCTCCATAAAATTCTTTAGCTAGAATATCCAGCCTATCATTTTCTTGTGATAGAATATATGTGTCTTCACTCAAAAATTGATTGAAATCTGGATATAAAGTTGTCTTTAGTCTTCTGACTATTTTCACTTTACCATCAGATTCTACTTTCCTGGAATTAGTTATTATGTTTGAATTTTCATATCTTGAAGACATAATTACCTTTCGTCTATTATCATATTTTAAGTATCAACCTAACCCACTTATATCAGAAAAATCTCCAGCTTCAGATCTTACTCTTTCCATCTGTTCGGCATCTTGTTGAGCTCTTTGTTGTTCGTTAAATTCTTGAAGGCCACTCGTATCTGGTTCCGGGACAACTTCGCTACTGAAAATAGGTTCGCTGTCTATTGCGCGATTTGCATTTGCAGCGGCACCATAATCCCTTTCAGCAAGAGAACCTTTCTTATCAACATCGACTCCACTATAAATTACCGGCTCATCAGTATCATCAAATTCATTGAAATAATTTACCTTCTTACTTGTAAGTGGTTGTAGTCCTGTTTCTACATTGTTTCCTGAAACACGGTCATCATAAAGACTATACATAATTCCACGGAATTCTGGTCTGTAAACTCCAACAGGAACAAATGAGATACTTACATCTACGTGTTTAGGTAGCTGTAAAACTCCAGGTTTGACTCGTTTTGAAACTGTTGGGTCTGCTAGTGCCATATCTTCAGGTAATTTTGCGGTTTCCCATGTAGTTTGTGAATTATCAAATGTATATGAAAGTGAAGAAATATATCCAGGCATTTTTCTATACAAGTGTCCTATATTCAAACGAATCATAGGTCCACGTATCAATCCACTTCTAATATACTCAGGGGCAGTCCAAGAAGCAAGATAATTTAACTTTCTCCAAGAAGCTTTCATTTCATCACGAGAACCAATGTGTACTGTAAATCCAAATGATATTTCTCTTTCATACCCTTGATATACATATAGTGGGTCTGCACGTCCCATATATTTTACAGAATTCCAAGATGGATTGTGATTATCAGTTATACTATTGAATGATGCTCTAAATACAATAACTTCGGCTGGGCAATTCTTATGACCACTCAATACAAGACTTGAAAAGTAAAATTCAATCAAATCGTCAGCACCAGGTAATTGGTCAGTATATTCCCCTTTTTCATAAACCAAGTTTGTGTTTATGTTGAAATTTGCTCGCTTGTAATCTATGATATTTATTCGGTCTCCTCTAAACTTCTGTTTTTGTCCATCTATTATCTTTTCAGAAGATACAGCATAATCTTTGAATTCACTTTCACCTGAATTGAATATACCTTCCTTTGCAAATCTTGAGTATTGAATTGTACTCAAATATGGAAGGTCTCGTTGAGCTCCAGGTTCACCTTGATCGCCAAATCCATATCTATCTGTTAGATTTCTTGTATCGAATCTAGCAATATCTGGATTTGTAACAAATGCCTTTGTCTTCTCGTCCAAAGTAATTGAACCTCTAAAATCATTGAATTTACTACTCCTACGTCTATCATTACGTTTCAGTTGATCATAATTTGAAGTTCTATATCTTCGTATAGCACCAGGAATACCTTCTGGGTCAACCTGTGGCCCTTGTGATATTTTTTTCTTGGTTGAAATTGCCTGATCATATTTGGTTGTTGCAAACAATCTAGTGTTTTCAAGTGGATATTCTGCGGACAATGATAACGATGCTTTCAGTATATCCTTCACACCCTTCTGAACAGGAACATCTACACTATCCAATGTTGGAATATCCGCTGGTTTATTTGCGTCTCCACCGAGTAGATAGTACAAAGCTCTAATAGTGCTATTGGATAGTAAAACATCACCGTATGTTTTGGTTGCCGCAAAATATGTATCTCTCTTCATGAAATCATTATATGAAGGATGTTTAGAGTCATACAAATCTGGGTTTGTTGTATAGTATGTAAGATACGGATGACCTGCTCTGTTGAATGTTGTTCCACCAATTCCCAAAAATGAATTTGGTCCTCCAAATGATGTTGTCAAACGATTTATAGTAGATGATTCACCAAATCCAGAAGCATTAGTAGACCCCTGTCCAGGATTTTTATATGCCTCTTTTCCGTTATTCACGTCTGTCTGTATTTGTTTTGCTTTATCTTCTGCATATTTTGCGGCATCCGGACTAGATGAATCTAATCCTCTTGCCGTATCAATAGCTTGCTGTGCTTCCGATGGAAGTGATGGAATCTGTGTCCTAGTTGATGATACGATTGGACTAAACGAATTAGGCAAAAGTTCTTTCATCAAACCTATCAATCTACTTTTTCCGTCTGGGTCTCTGTTGCTAGATGAAGGTTTTGATACATTTTCCCAAGATTTGTATTCTGGATTCGATGTATCTAATTTCAGTTCTCTATTTTTTGTAGCAGTTTCATATTTGTTCAGAAAAATATTACTGAAAGGCAATATACCATGACGAGGTAAATGTAGACCTATTCTAGCCGTTGCTATATTAGCTACAAGAGAAAACGGATTATACAACATAGTCGATGGATAAGGTAGTCCGATTATTCCACTTGTGAATTTATTATCGGGGTCAACATCCGTAACAGGATTCATAACTTGTAATGCAAGTTGACGTATATTGAACATCAATCCTTTTGTACTAAGAGACCATTGACCTATTCGTTTCAAGTCTTCAAATATTCTCTCAACTTGTGTGACTACTCCACCCCGTACAAATCCATCATCGAAATTTACACCAAACCCCCAACGCTGATTTTCAACTTCACCGTCTCGTTGAATACCGCGAACAACATAAGGTTGAAGGGAATTTGGAGAACCGTAGTTTGTTGATTCAGCTTGAAGCTTGTACTTATTATATTGAGCATCAAGTGGTGAAGGTGACCTCCTAGTTATTGCCCACTTTGTCAAGTAACCAAGACTTTCAGTTGAATCTTTAGCCAACTTCTCATATTTGCGGAAGTATGTACTTCCAAACGAATCAGGTTCTTTCGTTTTTATGTACGGAACTTGATTATCAAGAGTTGCTGTTCCAGTATTGATTCCGTCTGACCAAAATAAACCACCAAGAGTTTTTGGAGCGTACTTCGCAACGTTATCGGTCATTTGTCTTCTATTTTGACTACGTTGTCCTTCTATTGAAAATCTAGTTCCTGCCGGATCATCTGGTGTCAATTTCGGATTGAATAGTGGGTATAGTGAAGAATTGACATTTGTCATTCCAACTAAAAATCCAGAACGTTCAATTGGTAAGAAACCAAAGAACTTTGTATATGGGACTTTCTTTACAGAAGAAAAACTGTTTGCACTTTCTATTGAAAATCTTGAGAATGAATCTGAAAGTTTAGTATCAGTTACATCGGCAAATAATCTCGTGAATCCATTTATAGAATTTGGATTACCATTTGGAATTTTTAGGAAATCAACTTCCGGAGAATCTTGTCTTGTACCTACCCAAGTAAATCTACTAACTTCTTTTTTGTATTTACTTTGAAGAGGCTGTGTTAGTATCTCAAATCCAGATGCAGGATTATTTTGTAAATAATCAACAGATGGTGCGTCCTGACGAGTTCCCTTGAATGTAAACCTCGATATATCAGATTGATACTCGGTAGAAAGAGGCTGAGCTAGTGTTGTAAATCCACTATTGAAATCATCTGGGAAATAGTTCACATTTGGTGCATCTGCACGAGTTCCCTTGAATGTAAATCTACTAACGTCCTGTATGTATTTTGTTTCGAGTGGTGCTGTTTTTATTTCAAACCCAGGTGCTGATGTATTTGGAAAGAAATCAACTGGTTCTGGTAAAGTACCTTTGAACGTAAATCTTGATGAATCCTTTTCGTATTTTGTTTCCAACAACGGTGTCTTATTTATAAATCCAGATTGGTTATCATCTGGGAAGAAATTCACTGCCGATGGTAAAGAACCTTTGAATGTAAATTCACTACTGTCTTTTACATATTCCGTCTGAAGTTTTTGAGGGAACGATGTGAATCCTTTTGCATTGGTGTTTGGGAAGAAGTCTGTTGTTGGTGCACTTTTACTTGTTCCATCAAAATCAAACTGTGAAGAATCCTTGATATATTTGGTAACTAATAATTGTGGAAACTTCTCGAATCCCTTTGATGTAAATTTCTTAGAAAGATCAAAAAAATCAGTTTCAGGTGCACTTTTACTATTGCCATCAAAATCAAATCGAGATGAATCTTTTATGTACCTAGTTACGAGTGCCTGTGGGAATTTCTCAAATCCTTTTGATGTGAATTGACCGTTCAAGTCAAAGAAATTAACTTCAGGTGCATTACTACTTCCGCCGTCAAAATCAAATAAAGATGAGTCTTTGATAAATTTGGTATCATACTTTTGAGCAAGTCTATGAAATCCAACTGTCTGATGTTGTTTATTTAGGTCAAAGAAATTGACTTCAGGTGCGTCTGTTCTTACACCATTCCAATCAAACAATGAAGACTCATGAATATACTTTGTATCATATAATTGAGCCAGACGATGGAAACCAATTGTTGTATTTCTTCCACCAAGATCAAAATAGTTTACTTCAGGTGCATCTGTTCTTACACCATTCCAATCAAACAATGAAGACTCATGAACATACTTTGTATCATAAATCTGTGCAAGTTTATGAAATCCACTTGTTGTATGTTGACCAGTCAAATCAAAATAGTTTACTTCGGGTGCATCTGTTCTTACACCATTCCAATCAAAATCGGATGACTCATGAATATACTTTGTATCATACAATTGAGCCAGTCTGTGAAAACCGGCGTTTGTGTTTCTTCCTGTAATATCAAAATAGTTTACTTCAGGTGCATCCGTTCTTACACCATTCCAATCCAAATCCGAAGATTCGTGGACATATTTTGTTTGATACAATTGAGCAAATTTATGAAATCCTTGCGATGTATTTTTTCCTATTATATCAAAATAGTTTACTTCAGGTGCATTTTCAGAAGTACCGTCCCAGTCATAAATTGAAGAGTTCGGTATGTATTTTGTATCATAAATCTGAGCAAATCTATGGAATCCAAATTTTGTATTCTTACCAGAAATATCGAAGTAGTTTACTTCCGGAGAATCTTCTCGTGTACCATCCCAGTCATAGATTGAAGAATCTAGTATGTACTTTGTATCATAGATTTGCGCAAACTTATGGAATCCAGAAGTAGTTGAAGTAGAATTTACATCAAAGAAGTTTGATTCTGGTGCACCATCTCTATTACCAGTCCATGTGAATAGTGAAGAATCTGGTACATATTTGGTGTCATAAATCTGAGCAAATTTGTGGAAGCCATCAGATGTAACTTTTCCGTTCAAATCAAAATAGTTTACAACAGGTGCAGAATCTGCGGCACCATTGAAGGTAAATTGTGACGAATCTTTTTTGTAGTCTGATTCATATAAAGTCGCAAATAATTTGAACCCATCTGAACTGTACTTTTTGGTCACATCAAAAAAGTCAGTAGACTGTATTGTAGTAAAACCAAAAACAGAAGATTCCGTTTCATACAATGTTTGTCCAATTTGTGCAAACTTTGTAAAACCTTTACCATTTGTATCGGATATAAAATTGGTTGTTGGAGCAGACTCACGCTTACCAGACCATCCAAATACAGACTGTCCTGTGTATAATGTTTCTCCACCTTGTTGTCTAACTACAAACCCCTTGGCTTTTGTGTCTGTAAAAAAGTTTACAGATTGTGTTCCGATTATAGAAAGTCCAGAAACGGATGGGTCTTCATGTCTACCAGAAGGATTTGTTTTTATCACGGCATCCACGTTCAGATTACTGTTATCTTCAGTCTGTATAGATTCCAAGTCATATCTTGCTATATCAACTTCTCGTGGTAATTCGAATTTTTCCAATTGAGATATTGGAATAAATCTAATAGGTAATCCATCTATATTCAGTCTACTATTATCGTCAGTCTGTATAGTTGCGCCATCAAATCTAAAAACACCCGTTTTTGGGTCTGTTACAAAGCCATCTTGTCTTCTATCAGTCACTATCGGAGGACTTTGTTTTGCTCTTTCGTATGTAAGAACATTCAAGTCTAAAACTGTTTTTGGATCAGTTATATTGTTGATAGGTGAAACTAAATCTTTTGATATTTCAATAGATTGTTCTTCCCTATCAAAAGATTGTGGTGGTCTTGTTATTTCGATTTTTGGGTCGGTTATATTATCCGAAGAATCAGTTAGATTTGGTTTTATATCAGGGCTAGTTGCCGTTCTATCAAATGACTGAACGGGTACAATTATATCTACATCTGGATTTACTATATTGTTGGATTGTTCGTCCTTATCATTAGTAACTTCCACTGGGGATATGTTGTTATAAATCCCCTGACTTTGAGTTTCTACATTTATACCAGATATATTGTTATTAGTACCCTGTGATTGTTTTATCGGTATAATATCTGATTTTGTTAGTCTACTAGAAAATTCAGTTATTTGAACCTGTCCAAGTCTTTCAGATACCATTGCGGTAGGAATTGCAGCCCTATTTTGTCCATCATAATCTTGGTTTATGTTTGACAATCTCGAAACTCGATTGATTATCAAGTTTTGAGAAACCACTTTTTTTATATCATCTAAATTTGTAGACTCAAGTTTGGATTCCAATTTTTTAGGCTCTTGGCGTTTCACATTCATAGAAAACTGAGACAACTTTTCAGTTATAGGCTGAAAGGTTGCAAAGTTCTTATTATTCGTTGCCTTTGATGACTCTGGTGTACTCTTTGGTTCACGAGAAACTTCAGAACGAAATTTAGAAAGGTCGGATGATAAATCTACTAATGCCATGTGTTATCCATTGTTTCTTATAAATATCAATGATGCCATCTTCTTATATAGTTTTAGCATATCCCTTGTTAACACCGATGTCCGTTGACGCTTTGAAGTTAAGTTGTGATTTTATTTCTTCCACTGTCTTCTCACCAAACTTGATAACAAGTGGTTGGTTTGCAGCTTGTGATATAACAGATATAAGTGTATCGAGTTTCTTCTCAACATTAGCCATATTTGTTGTACCACCTCCGCCACCGGCTCCACTAATCGCAGTAGTACCAGCAGAAACTGGTTGTGACGATTGTTGTTCTGGAGAACCAAACAGATTACCAATAAATCCAGTAACCGCATTTGCTACTCCAGTCACTGCCTTTGCCATGCCACCTGCGGCTTCTGCCTGTTGGACTTCTTCCATTTTTTGTATGATTGAGTCTAATTTATCTGTATCAAACTCTTTTAGTTTTGCGGTTTCATCTGCAAAATACTTGAATGAATCTGCCAAATCTTTTATGGCCTTCGCTGTTGCGGATAGTTTTTCTGGATTTAGTTTTTGTGATATATTTGCCACCTTGTCCAATGGACTTTCTCCACCACCAAATAATTTGGATATGCCGTCACCAACACCAGACATCAAACTACCAGCACCCATTTTCAAAATGGCATCACCAATAGTTCCAAGACCCTTTGCAACTCCATCAAATTTTGAACTATCAAAATTTAAAAGTTCTGCAATACTTGTGGTTATGTCCTTTATTCCTTTTCCAGCAATCATCGCAGCAACACCGAACACGGCAAGTGATGCACCTAATACTGCAAATGCGGCAGCACCCATCATTATAGGCACCATCATTGTACCAAGAAGAGCAAATGCCCCACCTAATAGTGCGATGTTTATGGCTAATTTTGCAAGTTTATCCATATCCAATTTAGTCATTTCTTGAAAAAACGGAATTAGTATAACAGCTGCTTTTGAAAATTCTTGCATTGCCTTACCCATAACATATAATGCACCTGATAATATAAACAATGCAGCAGCGCCAGCTATAATTGCCACCGCACCTACTCCCGATGACATTATCGCACCAAGTACCATAACTGCCCCTACAAGAGCACCAAGTGTAACTATACCCATAATCACACCCTCCCATTTCACACCGGTTGAAAACTCTTGCATTGCCTTTGCTGCAACATAAAGTGCGGCAGCAACAATAAGAAGTGCAGCGGCGCCAGCTAACATTTTCTTCGGATCCATTTTTTTAAAAAAGTCTTTAAATGCACTACCTTTTTTACCAGGACCGCCTGGAATTGGTGCTTTTGATACAGCTTCTGCCCCTTTATCTGCAACACTTCCGCCAATCTTTTCACCAATTTTCTTGGTTGCACCGCTGACTTTACCCATAAGTGTTTTAGTTACACCAGTTGCTTTGTCTTGTACTTTATCAAATGAACCAGCAACTTTTGATACCATAGCAGAACCAAAATCCAATGCTTTAGTTTTTAGTAAATCCATTCCCTTTACGAGTAAAGATTTACCAAAGAAGTAACCACCTATTGCAGTAAGAGCAGTGAGAACACTTCCAAATCCAGATGTTAGTGGTTTTACTTGGTTAGTGACTGCTTGTACTCCATCTCCTACCTTTCCAGTTGTTTTTGCGATTTCTTGAGTCTGTTCTTTAGAATCTCCAAATAATCCAAGTATCCAAGTCAATGGTTTTACAATATAACCTATTGTAGCAGCTATAGCTGCAATAATAGGTTTTATAAAACCAACGGTTCCTTTTACTGCATTTAGAATTCCATCCATTGCCTCGGCACCGTCTTTTCCATTCATGAGACCGTCAACCATATCCAATATTGGATCTAACAGTTTTACAGCAATTTCCTGAATTCGTTTCATCAAATCCGCCATTGCTGCTTGTGTTTCTTCAGACTTTTTCTCTGCGGCCAATTTTTCAAGATATGCCTTTTTGTCTTTATCACCAGTTTCTGCAGCCATCTTTGCCAAATCACCTGCATTTTTTGCTTGGAGTTCTTGTAATTGTTGTTGTGATAATCCAGCCTTATTGAGTTCTTCTTGTTTTCCAAGCATTTCAGCCATTTGGTCAACTTCCATACCTGCAGCTTTTGCGAGAGCTTCTTTCTGAAGTACATTCATCTTATTGAAGTCTTCCATCGAACCGACTTGTTTTAGAAGTTCGTTCATTACCTTTTCTTGGTCACCTGCAAGTGCAGCTTGTCTCATGGCATCCAAGTTTATTTCTCGACCAAGCAATACACGGGCTTCCATTTCAGCCTCAAGAGACTGTTCAATATCAAGACTCTTACGACCAATGTCCGCAATTTGCTTCATATTCATACCAAGCATCTTTGCGTGCATTGCAGTCTTTATCATTGCCTCTGGCATTTTTGACATTTGAGATACAATACTCTTTGGAATACCAGCAAGTATCTTCATAGAGTCTTTTGCAGAGAATATACCCTTACCAAGAGTAGATGCCATCATACTCATTTCACCAACCGATTTACCAGATATGGCGGCTATGTTACTTAGATTACCAGCTTCTTCAGCACTCAATCCAAATTTCTCAGTAAGAAGTGCGGTATCTTTTACCATCTGTTGAACTTGAGCATTACCACTTGCAAATGCACCAGTCAAATCAATTCCACCGAGATTATCACTAACTGTTTTTAGACTCTTTGCAATTTCTTCAGAATGTATTCCAGTAACTCGCATTTCATTTGAAACGTCTACTGCAGTATGATGAAGTTCTTTCGCCTCATTCTTACTTATACCAAAGTCTTTACCGAGCTGTGAAACTTCTTTATCCAATTTTCCAAATGAATTGATTAGGAAGTTTCCCAACATAAGAATGGCACCTATACCTAGAGCCATTGTCAATTTACCAGCCATATCAAGAATACTCTTGAGACCTTTACCAGCTTCAGAAAATGCACCTTTCAAGTCACCTGCTTTTACAGATTTTACTACATTTACAAGGGCACCGCCAACTTTTTCTTTTAGCTGAGAATTTATGTCATCCAGTCCGAATTTCTGAAGTAGTGCGCCTTTGAAATCCCCGCTTGTTATTTTATCAAGTACCCCAAGTGTTTTTTCAGCTGTTTCAGATGCCTCTCCCAATGCTTTATTTTGTTGTAACATTATATCATGGGCACCTCTTCTTGCATTCAATGCTTCTCGTTCTATATCTAGCTCTATTTGTTTATTTAGTATTTCTTTTTCGGTCATATTTTCTCTATTTTCCAAGAACTCATTCATCTTATCTTGAAACGCCTCTTCATCAATTCGAATTTTAGTCATTTTCTTTGCTAAATCTTCTTCTACTTTTTTAGAATCATATTTACCTTCTGCGGCTGCTTTTGCACCATCAGCTATTTCTCTTTCAAGATTACGGTATTCTTCACGAACTTTATTTGTTTCTTGGAGGGTATCCATAAATTGGTCTGAAAAGTTTGCTCCATCAGCCAATTGATTGGTAACTGTTTGTAGTATATTACCAAACTTTCTGGAAAGGTCAGAACTAGCTTGCATATTTTCGGTAACTTGTCTACCAACGTCACTAATTTCTGTCATTTCATGTCTCTGTTCTCTCATACTTACTAGAACAGATTGTGACAAGTCTTTCACTTCAGACTGGTCTCGCCGTCTTTTTCTTATTATTTCTACTATATTTTTTTCGGTATTCTCTTGATCATCCAATATTGATGATATTTCTTGTTCTTGAGCTTGAAGTTGTTGTAAGTGAACCACTCGTTCTTGTACAAGTTGCGATATTTTGCGGTCTTTCTCAAGTTGTTCATCCGCTGTGCGCGCAGTTATAGCTCTAGCTTCTGCAAGTTTCCGCTCTGTTTCTAGAATTTCTCCTTGAATACGATTATATTCTGATGCAGCTCTGCTTCTGGCGTTCTCTGCATCAGCTGATGGCCGAGACGGTTGCTGTTGCGGTTGCTGATTCTGATTAGGATTTTGTGTATTATTTCTACGAGCCATTTAGTGCAACCAGTTATACTCTGAATTTTTTACGTCTTTCTTCTGCGTCTTTACAATCTTTCGGATATTTCTTGCAGTAATCATCTATTTGTTTTTCCATAGCATCGTATGCCTTGTACATATCACGAATATGTCCGACTAATTTTTGGTTTGAACGAAAAGCTTTTTCTAACTGATTTACTTTTCGTTTTACTATGAAATCTACGACTGCATCCATTATTGATTTCGCTATTGACATTTTTTCCTCCGTAAAAAAGTAGGGTTTACATACCTATAAATATGTAAACCCCGAATATTATTGTTTAGGTGAGGAAGAAAAACTTGGAACCGAACGTTTTGCTTTGCTGTATTCTGCACTTTCCGCTTTGTTTTTTTCTTCTATTGCCTTTATTACTTGTTGAATATAGAATCTTCTCAAGTGTATTGGGAGACAATAAACCTCATCCCATGTAAAACCACCTTTTCCATGATAACATAAAGAGAATATCTCTTCATGTAATCCTAGTTTATAATCAGTTCCCAGGCCAAAAAAAGGAAACATCCATTGGGATGTCCATCTCCTTTACCTCTCCTGTTGTTTCTGAAACAAATGTAAAGGTCATGTCAAGGTCTGGTGTTATTTGCTTCATATACGAACGTAGTGCTCGAGAATCGAGTGCAAATAGTTCATTATCAACAAAATTATTTACGGTAGCACGACCCGATTCACCATCAACTGCAATTATCAGATTTTTCAAACGAGTTGTTAGTTCTCTATCAATACCTGTACGAACAGTTGTTTTGTTCATACCTTTTATTTCCGTCTGTATTTGTTTGTCCAAACTATGAGTCATAAGTCTAAAAGTGACAACCCGTCTTGACTGTGGTAGTTCGAAATCGAATTCGTTCTTACGTTGCTCGAATAGAGAATAATCCACCTCCTTGTGCTCTATTTGAGTCAAATCAATTGTAACTTTTTGTTTTGTACCAGGTGAAAACGGGTCGTCAACTTCAACTACATAATCTTTTCCATATCCTAAAATTCTAGCTGCAACCATGATTGCATTTTTATCGCCAACAAACAAATCACCATAATTGATTGATGTAACAATAAGCGACTCGAATAACTTATCCAAAACAACGCCTTGCTTGATAAGATTCTGTGAAGTCAAAATATCTTCTTCTTTTGCAGTCATATACTTCATTTCAATCGTACCCTCGGCAAGAGGATGGTCTTCTGAATATAAAAGACCCTTTGACGGGAGTGGAATTATTTCCGTTGGGAAATTCGATTTCTTGACTGATGTTTGTTTGAAGTCCGCCATCAAATGGGCTTTGAGTTCTTCGTCGGACATCTCCGCTCCAGTTTTTGGAAGATTATATCCGGTTGATACTTGTGCCATAACTAAATCCTATAACTAAATGAAACAATATTGTTCGTATAAATAAATATGGGTATCTCAGAAAAAATCCAAGATACCCATGAAATTTTATGTTCAACGATTAGAACTGGAGGATTGCGTAATCATAAGCAAGTGTGAGAGAGATTTCAACGAAGTTATCCGTTGACCAATCCATATCACCAAATGTTGTTGCTGTAATGAAAGCACCCTTCAAAGTCCATTCTTCAACCTTGTCACCAACTGGGCCAAGAACGTTGAATGTGATGTCCTTCTTATAGAAGTCAGAATATCCGTCACGACCTGTTACAGACTCGTGTGATAGACGAACCCACTCCATGACTGCCTGTGCAGCTGATGGTACAATCGGGTCATATAGCTTGATAGTCACGTCCTGCCATTCACCCTTACCTTTTACCTTACGCTTGACATTGATGTGGTCAAGTGTGATTGGGTTGAAGTTGATGTTTGGTCTACCTGCACCTTTGATGAGGTATGCTGGGACGCCTTCAATATACATGATAAACCGGTTGGCAAGTTTCGGTTCATACGGGGTAAAAAATATTTCGGTAGGATCAAGTAATTCAGCCATTTATTTCTCCAAGTTTAAAAATCTCTTTCATATAAATATAGATGCCGGAAAAAAACATTAGAATAGATTCCACATAATATCTTCAACGTCATCTTTGTTGATAGAAATACCAGACTTCTTCGCGGTTTCTTTTATCCACATCCGGCAATCCTTCATAAAAAGCTTTGCCATATCAGAATACTTTTTCATTTCATTTTTGAATTGTGGACTTTTCATTATTTCTTTTTCAAGTAATGTATCGTCTCCACCGTCGTCTGATATGTCATATCTAACTTCGTCGTGTTCTATATCGTAATAAAAACTAACCGGAACTTTTGTAGTGATTGGAACACTTACAGTTTTTTTACCGGAGAGATTTATCATATCTTGATACCTTTTTTCAAGCTTTTTAAAGTTTGAAGTATCTCGTTGTAGTCTATCTACAAGAAAATTAGTTTCAGACTCATTGAGTCTATTTTCCTGTTTGATAGTTTCCAACTCTTCTTCAGCCTCTTTCAGTAGTTTTTTTCTTGATGACAATTTCATATCTATTTCCTTTTATAAAAATTGGGGGAGTGTTTTTCAACTCCCCCGATTATTTCATTAGGCACCTGGGAATGCTGCACCTGTTGATTGAATGTTGAAGTCAAGAATAATGAATTCAGCAGTTCTAGCAGGTTGTAGGTATAATTGACCATAAAGAATGTTACGGTCGATGATGTCAGGTGTGTTGTTCGACTCATCCATGATAACGCGGAAGGCATAAAGACCTTGACGTTGTTGGATTGACTCAAGATATGGAGTAACAATGTTCAGGAATCGTGTACGTGTTTGTGTTGTGTTTTGTTCGAACACAAGGTAACGTGTAGCAGATGCGATGAACTTCTTAGCTGCAATCAAGAGACGACGAACGTTGATACGGTCAAGAGCAGATGGACGACCTTGAAGTGTCTTCTGACCCCATACACATACTCCTGTTGATGGGAATACTGCGATTGGGTTGATACGTGCTTCATAAAGGGTATCACGCTCAGCGTGTGTAAGACGTGTCTTCACTTCGATAACTTCTGTGAGACCACCACGATTCAGACCAGCTGGTGCGAACCATTCAGCAGCAACACGGTCGTTGAATGCAATAACACCAGGAAGAACAACTGAAGGTGGAACCCAAATTGGCTTGTTTCTATCGAAGTCAAGAATCTTAACCCACGGATAGTATGTTCCAACATAGTTAGAATCAAATCCTTCTGTTGTTGAAACAGCAGTATTGATGTTATCGTTGTAGCCAATCAAGTCCATCACATAGAAAGCATCACCACGGTCTTCACAAACATCCTTAGCGTATGTTGTGATTGGTGAGTGCAACGAGTGAACAACACCTGGTGTTACAATCATGTTGATGTCAAATTCATCAGGGTTAGATACCGCATCAATTGCCTTCTTATATGAAACATATCCATCAGCAGAAGTTGTTGATATATCGAATCCCTGTGTATTTGTGTTTAGAATGTATGTTCCGGTCTTCTTTTGGAGGTGTGGCTTGTGACCATCAAATCCGCCTTGGAATGGAATCATGAACTTACGTGTATCAAGAGCAGTGTTTACAGTAAGGTCGATTGACGAACTATATCCAGTTGCAGATGATGGGAAGTTTGCCCCAGCAGCTTGATTATAATCACCAAGATAGAAGTCTGCATTTGAACCAGTTGTCAAATATGAAGCAACAGGCAACGGACGTAAGAAGTTGAAGTTGTCTGTTGTATCGAAATCGTAGCTAAATCCAAAATATACTCTACGGTTATATGAACCACCTACTGTTTGGGCCGATACATATGTTGCTGCACTTGGTTGTGAGAATCCAACACTACCATCCGAACTAAGTGGGATTGGTGAGTAAGGTGCACGGAATCCAAAAGGAACAAGTGACGGAGAAATAGCAACGTTAGAAACAGCTTCAGTTGCCTCTACACGGATATACTTTGACTTGTTAGAATAATCACCATTTACAACAACCTTTCCTTCATCTGTAATTGTGATGTATCTATCACCAATTACTCTAGCGATATAACGTGGTGAATTAGGGTCAAGGTTACACTTGAATTGTTCTACCACATTTGGACGGAGATCATCATCTTCTGATGTAAATGGAGTTTGTGGGAGCTTTGATTGATCCACAAAACGAACTACAACATCAAAGTCACCATATTCAGAACCAGCGATTGTACCAGCTGGACGAACATTTGCAATACCAACCTTCACTTCATAATTAGAATGAATACCGTGTGAAAGTGTATGGAACTTGAAGAGGTCCGTTACAGCACCACCAATTTTTTGAGAAGTTATCCACGGAGTAGAAGCTTCGAGGTAATCATTAGTGAATTGCCATGGTGAAGCAGCAGAACCACTTTCCAATATAATTCTTGTAGTTGGGTCCGCGGCCAATGATGCTGAAGCAGCCCATTTGAAATTCACATAGTTATAAACTGCGTGTGTTCCATATGGATTGTATCCGTAAAGGTTTCCAATAAATGCAGTTGATTCAGGGTCAATTGATGAACTAAACGGTGTTCCGTTTTCACTAACAGCATTTCCTGTAAAAGCCGAGTTATCTGTTCCAAATGAACCAGAAACTCTAATGACAAATGAACCACTTGCATTTGAAGCAAGAGTAGATTTCTCAAACAATGCTGTAGCTTCAGTCGTTACAACAAAAGTAGGGTGTAGAAGAGAAATCAATCTCTTTCCATACGAACCAGTTGCAACCACGGCAAGTGGGTACAACAAGGAATAACCACCTGAACCGAGTACACGAACTATCGTTGCACTACCAGCATTATTCAGATAGCTTTTAGCAGTATATGGAAGATACGATTGCTCATATGTTCCACCAAAATGTGTTACGAAGTCATTATATCCTTGAACTACCGTAGGAACAAATGCCGGACCTTTCATTGTTGGTCCGATAAGTGCTGCACCAATCTGTGCAATTCCCTGTGGTAAGAACGAAAGATCCTTTTCTACCGTAAACACGCCAGGACTTACAATTCTTTCATTAGCCACTATTTATCTCCAAAAAATTGTGTAATTATCTCTACTATAAATATGAGTAAAAAAACTCAAACTTATTGAGCAGATGGTATAAATTTACCAGAATCTAAGTCAAGAACACCGTCACCGTACTTTTCATTCAAGGAAGCAACCAACTCTTTTTCTTGTTTTTGAAGTTCATCATAGGTTGAAAAAAGGTTTACTCGCATTTCTTCAATTTGAGATAATCTTCTTTTCAATAAGTGTAGTTCCACTTCTACTTGACCAATCTGTGCCGTGTTAGTTGCGTATCTTGATTGTAAATCTTTCACAGCTTGAATATCTTCGGCTTGAAATTCTTTTGATATATTGTCTGACATAAAAACCTCTTCTATTATTGTAAAACGTAACTATAGTAATAAATATCAATCATTTTCCGTAGGATACACATCTGGACTATTTCTCAATGATATTTCTGTGAGATCATTTAGCCTTCGTTGTAAGTCCAAGTATTTCTCGTATTCATCCGAGTTCATTCCACTATCAAATCTTGAATCATTTTGTCTTATTGCGGTTGATAAATTAGGATAAGATTCGGTACCGAATGTAACTCTATTTGGTCCAATAAATCTTTTTGTTGTAATATCAGTTCCGGCATTTTTTGGAAGTAAATAACCATGAACAGTTATTTGGAATGAACATCTCACCACCCTGTCTTGACCAGTTGTATTATTGTCCTCCATCGTGAAAGAGTCCACATTTGTAGAAAACTTCAGAGAATTTCTTTCACCAAAAGATTGACCAGTGAAATATACAAATTGTTCTACAATATAATTCAATTGATTTTGGTATTCACACCAAGCAATAAAATCATACGAAACATCGACGTAATCGGGTATTGGTGTTATAATATATTCCTGAACACTTCTATCGTTTACACCATATAGTGTAGAAAATTTGTCATATGGTGAGTTCTTATTATATTTTTGTTTTAGAACGTAACCAAGTTGATTTGTTGTAGCAACTTTATTCCGTCTCAACTCACTTTTCATATTCACACTTGAACGTCTAAATGTGATGAGTGGAACCAATGTTTTTCCTTTTTTATCTTTTAGATAACCGTTTCTTTGTATTGATGCCCATTTTTCAGAATTTGCATAAAGGGTTGGAACTACAATTGATTCACCGTTATCATCCACTCTGAGTAGCATTGAATTATCTATAAACGATTTTACTGCAAAATCTATATCATATAGAGTAATCCCTATTGATTTCGTTCTATCCTTGTCTCTACGAGTTTGAGTATGTCTTGATTTACCCAAATCAATCCGTGGACGTTCTTCAATATTTTTGTCATCTATAAAAGAATCTATGGTTCTTCGTACAGGTGGTTTACGATATGGCGATGAATTTTTTGGCATTATATGTTATCCGGTAAATTATTGTTTTCAGAAACTCTTGGAGCGGAACGAACTTCTTCAATATTGATACGAGAACGTCTTGTCAAGTGTGTATTGGCTATGATAGAAACATTGTGACCCCATCTTTCCGTTGCAAAAGAATAATCAGGATTCTTACCACCGAAGTATTGATTTTCTTGAATGGCATCTATTTCCCAGTATTCCCCATTATATTCTATTACGTCACCGACTTCAATATACGTTTCAACGTCTTTTAGAATTTCTCGAATAAATCCAAAATCACAAACCTGAGTATAGTCTTGTCCAAACTCTGTGCCTTCGAATGTCTGTGGTTGACGATTGATAAGCGACGGTATCTTTATTGGCTGATGATACACTTTTTTATCAGATTCATCATAGATATTTGTTTTTGTATTTTCTAATGAAAGTTTGTACAAAGCAACTTCGGTATCTATAATATCCACAATCAATTCGGTATTGAACTTGTGAACTAAAGAAGCATCTCGTTGTCCATGAAATAGTGGCATGGATTTATCCTATGTAAATTTTCAAAGGAGTTGCATTTAGTGAAACACCAAGTGCCTCTACCTCAAGTCGTTTTGCTTCAAGTAACTTGGAACGGGTCATCGTGTCCAACATTGTTCTAAGTTGTTCAACTAAAGCTTGTTTTTCCGTTGAAGCGGCACTTAGTAAGTCCGATGCATTTAGTGTTGTTTCACCGTTTGGAATTGGAATACTTCCATACTTACCACGAACATAACCCAACATTTCTTTTGCCAATGCAAGTCCGTAATTATAGATCCAACTGTGTCCAACCGAATTTATGTTTGAATATACCATGTAATCATATGGAGCATTAGACATATCGGAAACGAGCCCTGTTACACCAGAACCAGATATTGGTTGATATTTCAATGGGTTAGAACGTTCTTCTTTTACAATATACTCAATCCACAATTTGAAATCTCTGACAGGTCGTGGGAATATTCTAAGTTGATTGTTTATTAACTCAAAAGAATATGACGACTTTCTCATCAAATCATTGAACTCAATTGCTTGAATACGAAGTAAGTCAGCATACATAGGCATCAACATAAAGGAAACGCCTGTTGAATATGCACCGAAGCCGAACGTATCTAACATCGCCTGATTACCCAAGTATGGGTCATAGAAACGAATAGATGCTGGTGGAGCATAATGGTGAACTTTCTTTATCTCAATAGAACCTGTTGGTTTGTATACATCTCGTATTAGTGCATTTAGATCATAATTTTGACGATCATACTGTACATCAATAGAAGCCGAATAAAAATTCACATTACCGTTTGTAAACGTTTCAGAACCATATTCAGTTGCAAGTTGAATCAAACCACCCATGTTCGTAGATATATGTTCATGGGTCAAGTTGTTATTTGTGGGAGTACCCATTATACTCAATAGATTCTGTTGAATATTGAATTGATTCACATTGTAAGAATACTCATAAACTGCTTCTTCAAAACAAGCGTAAAAGTTTACGTCTTGTAATTCAATATCCACTATCGGATAACCCATTCTCTTAGCACACCAATCTGCAAATGCATCAATATCTGATCGAAATCTTGCATCAGAATCGAATGTTCCGAATGGTGTACTACCGGTTGTAAAACTTGAACTGCCAGGCCAGATAGGAATTTCTATCATTTATTTCTCTTATTTCTGTTCTTCAAAATAGTTCAATATATTGTCAACTATTGGATGGCGATGATTTGTTTTTAGTTCATACACACCAAGACCAGGAACAGAGTTGACCATATTAAATAAATATGGGAAACCAGAGTCTTTCTTGTTCTTTAGGTCTGTTTGTGTTACGTCACCACAGATTAACATCTTGGAATTTGTACCGAGACGGGAAAGAATCATCTCCATCTGTGACTTTGTTACGTTTTGGGCTTCATCAACAATAACACAAGCATTTACGAATGTTCTACCACGAAGGAATGAAATCGGTGCAATTTCAATTATGTTTTCGTTTATGAGTTTCTCAATCTTTGGTTTACCGTATAACATATACATATTTGCATGAATTGGAGCAACCCACGGATTCATCTTTTCTTTTATGTCACCGGGTAAGAATCCAATATCTTCATTGGAAACCGTCGGTCTTGTAATGATGATTCTTTCAACTTCACGATAGAAAAGATATTCAAGAGCAATTTGTGTTGCAAGAAGTGTTTTACCAGAACCAGCTTTACCCGTTAGAACAGAGATGGTATCTCTCAATATACTAGCTTTTACTTCTTTTTGTTCTACATTCAACGATAAGTTGAAATGTATCTTGTTTTTTATTTGTTTCCTCCCTTTCTTTATACCTGAAACTTCAATACCAGCAACTTCTTCTTCTATAATGTATTCTTCTGCATTTTCATTTATCATAAAAACTCCTACAATAATTTAGAAAGGGTTTCTCCTATAACTTTACCGTCTTGTTTCAGTTCCACAAAGGAACTTTCCATATTCTTAGCCTTATGTGTCCACTCAAATCCAACCATACCCATCAGTTCCATACCACGTACAATTGGATATACAACAGCAGACTTCGTTCCACGTTGCGTGAAGAAGGCTCTTGTTAGTATATCATCTATGTCTTCTATTGATGGAAATATACCACGTTCAGTTTGGACTGAATCAACTAAACTGGAATAGAGTGTTATTGGTAGATTTTGATATTCCTTGAACTCTGTACTCACACCCTCTTCAAGTGCTTCAAAGGTTGTTGAAAGTTTATTCATAGAACGTCCTGTTTTGAACTTACCACCGTTATGACGTTGAAGAATAAATGCACGTTGACATCCATACTCGTGTAGTTGTTGTTCAAGGATTGTTTGGACTAATTTTGATTGAGAAATTTCACGGGTAACTTTCTTGTGTTTATATTCACCGTACTTGTACTTGAGGAACCAAGACAAAAACACACCCAAGAGTGTGACAAGACTCGATATTCCGAGTTTTACAAGGTCTATGTAATCTGTGAATATGTCCATATGTTATAAATAGTCTTTCAAAACTAAAAAGGGTGAACGAATGTCCACCCTTTTCAGAATTATATTTTTTTTATATCACTGGATGAATACCAGTTTGCCTTCTTTCAATTTGAATGAACCTTTAGGTTTGTAACCAGCGGTTTGAACTTCTGGTTCTTCACCACCACCTCCACCTTGACCAGCTTTTTCGATTTTCCAATCCGTGTATGCTTTTCTGATAGAGACAATCAGATTGAACAATATAGTTCCAACTGTATAGACCAACAGAATCGTCTTTATGATTTTTATCACAGTGTCTGCTGTTGCTAGTATTGGTACGAGTGGTGGATAAAAAATCCCAGCTACCCATTTTGCCGCATCTGCAGTTCCGGGTGTAAATGTTTTGATGACTATTTCTAAAAGTTCAGCAACAATAAGTCCAAGCATAGGGAACTTATAAACACCCGGACCTCCTAAGAAATTAATACTTTTTGAAGCTGTCTCTAATAGTTCCGGACCTTTCTTTTGGGCGTATTCCTGTGCCGCTTTTGCTAATGGAATCAAGGCCCATTGAAACACCTGTACACACCAATGGACTGCCTTTTTTAACCACGAATTTCCTAAAGCATCTTCAAGGTGAGCTGCACCCGAACCACCTTCATTTAGTCTTTTCTGAGAAGAAATATACAATTCACGTAAAAAGTTTGGATTGCTGAACAGACGTGTTTTTGATTCTATAAGTTTTTTACGGGTCTGAATGCCCTCTTCTTGTTTTAGTTCTTCAAATCCTTTTTCCATTGCCTTTGGATCTACTGCTGGTGGCTCTTCTGGTTGTCCATTGCCCTTTACAACATCAGTTGCCCACTGGCCTTTTTCAACAACCTGTCCTCTCATTTGAGTTGCAACCCACTGGCCAGTTTCATAAGCATTAACAACTTCATTCGCAAATTTCTTTTCCTCTCCAATGTTGTCTAATTTATCAAGTACGGGAGCTGCTAGAGTCATTACTTCATCTTTTACAGAATTAACTTGATCCATAGCAAATTTCTTAGCTGAATCCAATCCTTTACGGAATCCGTCTTTCATTACTTCTACAAATGCCTCGGTCAATTCTTTGAATTCGCCCCAAATTGCCTTTACTTTATTCCAACCACCTGATAATGCTTCCTTTGCTTTGTTTCCTAATTTTTTCAAACCATCCCATATATCACCTAAAAATCCTTCGGAAAGAACCCGATTTGAATCAATGGATTCTACTACTTTATTTACAATCCCGTCGATGGTACTTATAGTCGATTCATTCAGCGATTTTGTATTTGATGCACCAAATAATACGTTTAGTGCGGCTCTC